GCATGAGTGGGCTGACTTTTTAGGTATAAACCCGTATACGTTATATGATAGGCTGAGGGCTGGATGGCCGCCAGAACGTGCTCTTTTTGAACGCGTAAGTTTAAATAAATATGAGCACCAAAAGAAAGCATTGGAGGCGATGAAGGATGAATGATTGCAAAAACATGGACTGCCCGTGGCGCTCAAACTCTACAAGCAACCCGTACCATTGCGATATTTTCATTTGCCAGAGACGTGACGACGGAACGGTTTTGATTGCGAGCAATCACACGCTGACCAAAGACGAACTTATAGCTTTAAGGAGGGCTGAAAATGGCTGAATACATTGAGCGCGGTGCATTTATCGAGTTGGTGAAAGATATTCCAATGTGGGGCAGCGTGGCGGCTATGTTTGCGGATAGAATCCCCGCCGCCGATGTTGCCCCGGTGGTGCATGGGCGGTGGATAGTCCGATTTGGCGGCCCATATAATCGTCGTAGATGCTATTGCTCGCATTGCGGAAAACATAACGGGGTTGGTGGCATAGCTAAAAACCAAGAAAAGCCGTACTGCCCCAACTGCGGCGCAAAGATGGACGGAGGTGACAGCGATGAGGCTGATCGACGCTGATTTATTGGAAGACCAGTTTGGAATATCCGATGAAGACCTTCTTGCGCTTGACGAAATTCGACACGCTCCCACCGTTGATGCCGTGGTCGTGACGCGGTGCAAGGACTGCAAGCACAGCGCGCTGCCGTCTGAACTTCCCCAGCGATACGGGAAGCCGGGGATACTGACGTGTCACAACAGATATTCGCCATGTAATAGACGCAACGTTGGTGAGGACGATTTTTGCAGCTACGGCGAACCGAAGGAGCCCAAAAATGCTGACGATCACGATTAAAGCCAACGTCCCCGCCGCTGACGCGCAGGGCATCAAGGAGCGCATCGCCATGGACATTGAGCGATACGGCGATTGTAAAGTCGTGAGCGTCGTGAGCGACCGGGGACGGGAAGAACAGCTACGAATGAAAGGAGCCAAATTATGAGCATCAACGTAAAGAAGTACACCAAAGACCAGATGGCGAAGATGGTGGAGGACGCGCAGGCGGAAGTGCAGGAATTAAGGCGGGTAAACGCCGCACTGACCGAGCAGATCGACCAGATGAACGGCGAGGCCATCAACAAGGCAAACGAGATCGCGAACCTGAAAGCGGACGCGGATGCGCTGCGAAACAAGCTCGCTGACACCGAGGCGGCGCTTGGGCGAGCGAATGATGAGTGCGCTTTTAAGCAAGAGGCCCTTAATGTAATGCGCAACAGGCGCTACAACGCCGAGCAGCGCGCCGATTACGCAGAATCCCACCCGTGGCGCAACCTGTGGGCGTGGCTCAAAAGAAAGCTCAAAATGGCATAAGAAGAGGCGGGGCGAAAGCCCTGCTTCTCTTTTTGCCGTGAGGGAGAACCCCTTTCTTTTCTTTTATATTTCTTTTCTTTCGGGAGAGGGTGCTATATGCAGGATGTATCTATGTTGTGTGTATGTAACTATACAAGGGAGAGCACAGGAAGAGGGAGAGAAAGTTTCCACGCCCGTGGTGAGAAATAAAAGATGGCGTGTTACCGTCGGAAATAGGAAGCTCGGTTCCCCGAGCGGGGGATAAGAATGCTGTGCGATAAGGCCGAGGACGGGGGGCTTGCAGCATAAAAAAGAAAGGCGGTGGCGGCATGGCAAAAGCAGGGTGTCATCCCAAATATGCGACGGTCGAAGAAATGCAGGCCGTCATTGACCAATACTTCGAGGATTGCAAGGGCGAGCCGATCATAGGGGACGATGGTATGCCAATCCTCGACAAATTCGGGCAGCCGTTTATCATTCATCAGCGCCCACCGACGGTGACGGGGCTCGCGCTTGCGCTGGGATTTACGAGCAGGCAGGCGCTGCTGAACTATCAGGCAAAGAAAGGATTCGTTGACACGGTTACGCGCGCGAAGTCTCGCATCGAGGCTTACGCCGAGGAACGGCTCTTCGACCGAAACGGCCAGCGTGGCGCTGAATTCAGCCTGAGATACAATTTCCGCTGGGCAAATGACGAGAAGAAGGACGACAGCGGAGAGAGCGTGTGCGGTGTGGCAGAGCTTCCCGCGGTGATGCCTGTTCCGCAGGACGCGGGAGGTGATGCGAATGGCGAAGCGTAGCGTGGTATGGAAGCCGCAGCCCAAGCAAGCGCTCTTTATGAGCCGCTGGGAGGATGAGGCTCTATACGGCGGCGCGGCCGGTTAGGCGGGGGAAAATCCGACGCGTTGGTCATCGAGGCATTGCGGCAGGTGGATATCCCGTATTACAAGGCGATTATCCTGCGAAAGACCTTCCCGCAGCTTGCCGAGCTCATTGACAAGACGCTGAACTACTACCCGCGTATCTATCCGGGCGCGCGCTACAACGGCAGCAGCCACACGTGGACATTCCAAAGCGGGGCGAAAATCATCTTCGGTTCGATGCAGTACGCAAAGGACAAGATCAAGTATCAGGGTCAGGCGTATGACTTTATCGCATTCGACGAGCTGACCCACTTTACATGGGAAGAATACAGCTACCTCTTTTCCCGCAACCGACCGAACGGGCCGGGGACGCGGGTATACATCCGAAGCACGGCGAACCCCGGCGGGGTGGGGCACGGATGGGTCAAGGAGCGTTTCATCACGGCAGCACCGCCGATGAGGACCATCCGCGAGGATGCAGTCGTGCGCTTTCCGGATGGGCACGAAGAGCATCGGCAGAAGAGCCGCATCTTTGTGCCGAGCACGGTATTCGACAATAAGATACTGCTCAAGAACGACGACAGCTATTTGACGCGCCTTGCGTCGATGCCGGAGGCGGAGAAGAACGCACTGCTCTACGGCGACTGGGACACGTTCTCCGGGCAGGTGTTTACCGAGTGGCGCAATGACAGCGAACACTACCGCGACCGCATCCATACGCACGTCATCGCGCCGTTTCAGGTGCCGAAGGAGTGGCCAATCTGGTGCGCAATGGACTGGGGCTATTCAAGGCCGTTCGCCATCGGCTGGTTCGCGGTCGACCATGACAGGCGTCTCTACCACATCCGGGAATATTACGGCTGCACGGGCACACCGAACGAGGGCGTGAAGATGGAACCGACGGCGGTGGCCCGCGAGATGAAGCGCATTGAGGCAGAAGACCCGAACCTCAAGGGGAGGCACATCTTCCGCGTGGGCGACCCCGCCATTTGGGGCACACAGGGCACGGAGAGCATCGGCTCGCTCTTTGAGCGCGAGCGCGTCTACTTCGAGAAGGGGGATAACGCCCGCATCGACGGCAAGATGCAGCTGCACAACCGATTCGCGTTTGATGAGAACGGCGTGCCGATGCTGTATATCTTCGATACGTGCAAGAATTTCATCCGCACGGTGCCAAACCTCGTTTACGACGAAAAGGACGTTGAGGACGTGAACACCGAGCAGGAGGATCATATCTACGACATGACACGCTATGTGTGCATGGAGAATCCCATTGCGGCGCGGGTAAATAAGCCGCCGAAGCCGGTCTTGTACGACCCGCTGGACATCAACACGCCGAGCTACGACAGATATGCGTGGTTCCAACACAACTGACAGGAGGGGAAGACATGGCAGGGACAAGAAAATTCCCGCAGACGCAGCAGCAGGCCGACGCGGCTGGCGCTGCTGCGATGTTGGATGCAAAGGCAGAAGCGCCGCTTGTAGGCGCATTCCGCGACAGCGACGCGGCGATGAGCAGCGGCGCAGCCATCGGCAGCAAGGAGATCGGTGACGCCGTAGAAACGCTGCAAAAGTACAAGCAGGGCAAGAGCAACTTCGAGAACCGTATCATCAGCGAGGAGCGCTGGTGGAAGCTGCGGCATTGGGAGGATATCCGACGCGGGACGAAAGACGCGGGGGAATCTCCCGAGCCTGCGAGTGCGTGGCTGTTTAACTCGATCATGAATAAGCACGCCGACGCGATGGACAACTACCCCGAGCCCGTATGCCTGCCTCGCGAGCAGAGCGACGAGGAAAGCGCGCAGACGCTCTCGTCCGTGCTGCCGGTCATCATGGAATACAACGAATTTGACAGCACATACAGCTTCGAGTGGTGGGAAAAGCTCAAACACGGTGTGGCGATCTACGGCGTGTTCTGGGACAAAGAGAAAGACAACGGGCTCGGCGACATCGCTATCGAGGGCATTGACCCGCTGAATATCTTTTGGGAGCCGGGTATTGAGGACATCCAGAAGAGCCGCAACGTGTTTACGGTGGCGCTCGTCGACCGCGACATCATCGAGGACGAATACCCGCAGTTTGCGGATAAGCTCAGCGGCAGCAGCATTGAAACGGCGAAATACGAGTACGATGACACGGTGGACACGAGCAACAAGGTCGCCGTGATTGACTGGTATTACCGCAAGAAGACCGCAGACGGGCGAACGGTGCTGCACTACGCGAAGTTCATCGACGAGGAGCATATCATCTACGCCAGCGAAAATGACCCCGAATATGCGGAGGGCGGTTTCTACGAAGATGGCGAATATCCGTTCGTGTTCGATGTGCTATTCCCCGAAAAGGGCACACCTGCGGGGTTTGGGTATACGGCCATTGCAAAGGATCCGCAGCTCTACATCGACAAACTGTGGGGAAACATCCTCGAAACTTCAATGATGGGCAGCAAGCGCCGGTATTTCGCGAGTGAAAGCCTGAATATCAACGAAGAAGAGTTCCTTGATTGGCGCAAGCCGATCATCCACGTGTCCGGCCAGATCGACGAGAGCAGGCTCCGCGAGGTAACGACGCGCCCGCTCGATTCCATCTACGCGAATATCGTGCAGATGAAGATCGACGAGATGAAGGAAACGAGCTCAAACCGTGACGTGTCCAACGGCGGAACATCCAGCGGGGCGACGGCTGCGGCGGCTATTTCTGCATTGCAGGAGGCGGGCAACAAGGCAAGCCGCGATATGATTTCGGCGTGCTACCGCGCGCAGGCGAAGATCGTGAAGCTGTGCATCGAGCGCATGCGGCAGTTCTACGACGCAGCGCGCACTTTCCGCATCACAAATGAAATGCCCTACGAGTATGCGCAGATCGGCGTGAACGAGCTGGGCGATCAGGTGACGGGCGTGGATAGCCTCGGCAATGACCTGTTCCGCAGACCGGTCTTTGACATCAAGATCAAGGCGCAGAAGAAAAACCCATTCTCCCGCGCAGAACAGAACGAGCGGGCGAAAGAGCTGTATTCGCTTGGGTTCTTCTCCCCAGACAGGGCACAGGAAAGCATGATTGCGCTCGACATGATGGACTTCGAAGGGATCGACAAGATCAAGAGCCAGGTCAACGAAGGCGCGACGCTCTACAACGTCGTGCAGCAGCAGAGCGATCATCTGCAAAAGGCGCTCACGGTTATCCAGCAGCTTACGGGACAGGACATGGGCATCGGAATGACTGGCGGCACGCAGAGCGGTGGCACGACCCGCAAGAGCGGCAGCAGCGGCGGAATTGAGAGCAAGAACGCCGACGCACAGAACGCGCAGACACCGTACATGCAGAAGCTTGCCGAACAGTCTAAGCCGAACATGGACACGGGCAGCAGCGCGGCGATGCCGGGGGTGTAAGTGCATGACGATGGTTCACATCGAGCACGAAATCGGCCGCTACATGATCCTGTGCGAAGGCCATTCGGCGGACGAGAAATGCTGCAACTACATTACTGGTGTGATGTACGCTTTCGGTGGCTATGTGAAGAACATGGAAGCCGAGGGAGACTGCGAGGTCTACGGTTTTGAGATCGACGAGGGGGCGCCGCGCTTCCTCATCCACTGCGGCGGCGATGAGCGCATCGAAGCGGCATTCATCGCCGCGTGCATCGGGCTCAAGCAGCTGGAAGACACGAGGCCGGACGCGATCTTCGTGCACGTCAAAGAAAATTAAAAAAATTTTTCTCACCCGTGGTGAGTTGGAGGAAGCCGCATGTTACGCTTTAGGCGTGCGAGTGGCTTCCTCCTATTCATACGCCCGCAAGGGAGGGTCGGCGTTTTTCTTTATCTTTTCGCCGCTCTCCCCTCCCCTGCGGATAATAGGAAGCGCTGCACGGCCTACACGGAGGGCCAAATATCCGCGATTTGACAAGCAGGAGGGATACCATGAACCTCAAAACCACGCTTCGCGTGATCCTGAGCCTCTTTGACGGCGGCGCTGCCGCTGCGGGAGCCGCTGCCGGTGCATCGGGCGGCGCTGAGGGAGGCGCGAGCGCACAGGGCGAGACCACGAAGGCAAGCTCTTCTCCCACCCGGAAGGGCAAAACGGGCGAATACGCCAACGTCGTGTTCGGCAAGCAGGAGACACCTGACGATACGGGGGCCTCTTCTGGCGAGCCGAAGGGCGAGGGCGCGAAGATGCAGCAGCGCGACGCCGGGGCTGCGGGAAAAGGCGGGGAAGACCTGAAAAAGGAGTTCCTTGACCTCGTAAACGGCAAATACAAGGACGTGTACACTGCGGAGACACAGCGCATCATCAATCGCAGATTCGGCGAGGAGAAGGCTAAAGACCAGAAAATCGCCGATTCGCAGCCCATTATCGACACACTGATGCGCCATTATGGCGTGACGGACGGCGATATGAGTAAGCTGCGTGCGGCTTTTGAGGGCGATGCGGCGCTCAACAGCGTGCTCTACAACGCGGAAGCGGAGAGCATGGGCATGAGCGTGGAACAGTACCGCGAGTATGCGCGGATGCAGCAGGAAAACGAAGCGCTCAAACGTCAGGAAGAAGACAGGCAGCGTCAGCAGAAAGCCGACGAGACATATAACGACTGGATTCGTCAGGCGAGCGAGCTGGTCGGCACGGCGGACGCGCCGGGCGAGTACCCTGACTTCGACCTCAAGCGCGAAGTCGCGGAGAATCCGCGTTTCATTGCGATGCTGCGTGCGGGCGTCCCTGTAAAAGACGCTTACGAGGTATCCCATTTAGGCGACATTCAGGCTCGTAGCGCGGCGAAAGCTGCGGCGGAGATGGAAAAGCGCGTGATGGACAACGTCCGCGCGAAAGGAATGCGCCCGAACGAGAACGGAACCACTTCCCAGCCGGGGGTCATTGTCAAGAGTGACCCGAGCAAATTCACGAAGGCCGACCGCGCAGAGATCGCAAGGCGCGTGCGGCGCGGCGAGCGCATCGTATTCTGATGCCCGCCTAATTTACCGACTGTAAGAAGGGAGACAAAACTCTATGAAGAAGTTCAAAGACATTTTCATTCTGCCCGTCATTCTGAGCCTGTTTGAGGGTCAGACGAACGTGACGACCGATGCCGGTCTCTCGGGCGAGATGAAGACCTACTACTGCGACACCCTGATTGACAACGCCGAACCCGAGCTGGTGCATGACCGATTCGCGCAGAAGCGCAACATCCCCAAGGGCAAGGGCAAAGAGATCGAGTTCCGTAAGTATGATCCGCTGCCCAAGGCCTTGACGCCCATCACCGAAGGCGTTACGCCCAAGGGCCGTAAGCTGTCCATGACCACGCTGACCGCGCAGGTCGACCAGTACGGCGATTTCGTCGAGATTTCCGATATTCTCGACCTGACCGCCATCGACAATAACCTGCAGGAAGCGACGGTGCTGCTCGGCTCTCAGGCGGGCCGCACGCTCGACACCATCACCCGCGAGGTCATCAACGGAGGCTCTAACGTCCAGTACGGCGAAGGTCAGGTGACGGGTCGCCATCTGCTTGTTGGCGGCGAGACCACGGGCAACCACTATTTCACGGTGCGTGCCGTCCGCAAGGCGGTTCGCTTCCTGAAAACCATGAACGCCCCGCGCTATGAGGGCTCCTACTGGGCCATCATTCACCCTGACTGTTCCTACGACATTCAGGATGACCCTGATTGGAAGCGCCCGCACGAGTATAAGGACACCAGCAACATCTACGACGATGAGATCGGCAAGATCGCGGGCGTCCGCTTCATCGAGACGACCGAAGCGAAGGTGTTCCACGCCGACGACCTGACCGAGGGCGCACGCGACCTGACCGTCAAGAGCGCATCCGGCAAGGTCCTGACCGTAAACGAGGCAATCACCACTGCTGACGCCGCAAAGCTGGCTGGCCGTGAGGTCGTCATCGGTGGTGCGCTCCTTGAGATTGAGAGCGCCTCGGCTGCGGGTGCTGGCAGCGCGACGATCACGCTGAAAGAAGCACCTGCTACCACCCCGGCGGCGTCGACCGCCATCTATCCGGGCGAAGCCGGTGCGAAGGGCCGCAACGTCTACTCCACCCTCATCATGGGCGCGGAGGCTTACGGCACGACCGAGCTGACCGGCGGTGGTCTTGAGCACATCGTCAAGCCGCTCGGCTCTGCCGGTACGGCTGACCCGCTGAACCAGCGTGCAACCGTCGGCTGGAAAGCAACCAAGGTCGCCGAACGTCTGGTTGAGGCGTATATGATTCGCGTGGAAACGACTTCCACGTTCGATGAGACCCCGCTGACCTAACCACCAAGGGGGCAGCTGTGAACGCCGCCCCCGCCACTGAAACGGAGGAAAGACCGATGAGCGAAGCAAAGAACGCCGTTGCGGCTGTGAACGCCGATCGCGCGGGCGAGGAGTACGTCAGCGTCCGCCTGTTCAAGGACAGCGGCAAGTACAAGGATGACCTGCTGGTGTGCGTGAACGGCGAAAGCTGCCTGATCCAGCGCGGCGTGACCGTGCAGGTCAAAAGAAAGTTCCTGTGGGCCATCCAGAACCAGATGAGACAGGACGCCTCGACCGCGAATCTCATCCAGACGATGAGCAGCGACTACGTTGAGAGTGCGAAAGCCCACAACGCGTAAGCGAATAAGACCGCGAGACACGAAAAATGAGTTGCGACACGGCGCAGCAAGGGACGAAAAAGTCGCTCTTGCTGCGCCGTTTTCCATAAGAGAGGTGACAACATGGTTATTGAAAATGCTTACGCGCTCGAAGAGATCAAGCTCGGGCGCAGGGGTGAGAATCAGGCACGCAAGGTCGTCTTTGACGTGCTGGGAAAGTGGCGCGAGGGCTACGGCGAGGGCGTCGCAAGCCTGATCGTGCAGCGAAACGGCGATGCGCAGCCGTATCCCGTGACGGTGACGGAAGAAGACGGCGCGCTCGTGTGGCTGGTATCGAACGTTGATACGGCGGTTGCCGGTGAGGGCGCGGCAGAGCTGCGCTACACCGTTGGCGATACCATTGTGAAGAGCCAGATATATAAAACACGCGTGCGCGAAACGCTGGAAGACAGCGGAGAGACACCGCCTCCGGCCTATCAAAGCTGGGTCGATGAGGTTTTGCAGGCGGCGGCGGATGCGGAGACGGCGGTTTCCAAGATGCCATACGTCGACGAGACCACGGGCAACTGGTTCAAGTGGGACGCCACGGCGGGCGCTTTTGCCGACACGGGCGTTGCCGCGACCGGTCCGCAGGGTGAAGTCGGCCCCAAGGGAGATACCGGCGAGCAGGGGCCCAAGGGCGACACAGGCGCAACCGGCCCCAAAGGAGACACGGGTGATCCCGGCGAGACTGGCCCGCAAGGCCCTGCCGGGGCGGATGGAGCCAATGGCGCAGACGGCGCCGCCGGTAAGGACGGCGTGACGTTCACGCCGAGCATGAGCGACGACGGCGACCTGTCGTGGACGAACGACGGCGGCAAGGCGAATCCGCAGACCGTGAACCTCAAGGGCCCGAAGGGCGACACGGGCGCACGGGGGCCTGCCGGTGCTGACGGCGCGAAGGGAGACACCGGCCCAGAGGGACCAAGGGGCCCGCAGGGTGAGCAGGGGCCGCAGGGCAAGACTGGTCCGCAAGGTGAAACCGGCCCGCAAGGCCTGACGGGTCCCCAAGGCAAGACGGGTCCGCAAGGAGAGACGGGTCCGCAAGGCGAGACGGGCCCCGTAGGCCCCAAGGGGGAGACCGGCAGCGGCTTCAAGGTGCTGGGCTACTACGGCACGAAGGCTGCGCTGGACGCCGCGCAGAAAGCGACCGCAGCGGCGGGCGATGCCTACGGCGTGGGCACGGCGGAGCCCTATGACATCTACATTTTCGACGGTATTACCGGCGAGTTCATCAACAACGGCCCCTTGCAGGGCGCGAAAGGTGACACGGGCGAGCGCGGCCCGCAGGGCATTCAGGGCCCGAAGGGAGACCCCGGCAAGGACGGTGCCAAGGGTGCGGACGGTCTGCCCGGGAAAGACGGCGCAGACGGCGCGCCGGGGAAGGACGGGACGAACGGGCGCGACGGCGTGACGTTTACGCCCGCGATAAACGCGGCGGGAGACCTCTCGTGGTCGAACGACGGCGGCAAGGCGAATCCGCAGACCGTGAACCTCAAGGGCCCGAAGGGCGACACGGGCGCACGGGGGCCTGCCGGTGCTGACGGCGCGAAGGGAGACACCGGCCCAGAGGGACCAAGGGGCCCGCAGGGTGAGCAGGGGCCGCAGGGCAAGACTGGTCCGCAAGGTGAAACCGGCCCGCAAGGCCTGACGGGTCCCCAAGGCAAGACGGGCCCCGCCGGTGCGGATGGCGCGAAAGGTGCGGACGGCGCAAAAGGCGCGACCTTTACCCCTGCTGTGTCCGCGGCGGGAGACCTGAGTTGGACGAACGACGGCGGGCTTGCGAATCCCGCGACGGTCAACATCAAAGGCCCCAAGGGAGACCAGGGCGAGCAGGGTGAGAAAGGCGCAACCGGTGCGACCGGCCCGCAGGGCCCCGCAGGCCCCGTCAATGTCCCCTCCACCACCAAGCTCATCAAGGGCAACGGCTCGGGCGGGCTGGTGGCGGCGTCTCGCGGAAGCGATTACATCGCAAGCGGCAACATCGTCAAGCAGACGCTCGTGAGCACGGAGACCACGCCCACCGAGAACTACGCTATCAACTGGTACTTTCAATAAGGAGGCGCTGAGATGGCAAGTGCAAAACTCGGCACCAAAGCCGTCGGCAGTATCGTCAAACTGAACGTCAACGGTGCAGCGAAAGAGTTTATCGTCGTCCATCAGGGCAAACCGAGTTCTCTGTACGACGAATCCTGCGACGGCACTTGGTTGCTGATGAAGGACATCTTCGAGGCCACACGATGGCACAGCTCGGATGTGAACAATCTGGAGAACAGCACCATCCACAGCATACTGAACAGCACGCTCTTGAACGCGTTTGAGAGCAACATCAGGGACGCAATCAAGCAGGTGAAGATTCCGTATCGCAAGAACGGCGGTTCCAGTGGCTCGGATCAGAGTGGTGCTAACGGCTTGCTCTGCAAGATTTTCCTGCTGTCCGGCTACGAGATTGGCTTCACGACCAGCGATAACCCCTACTTCCCGCAAGATGGTGCGAAACTGTCCTACTTTGAATCTGGAACCGACACGTCCGCCAACAACAAGCGTATTGCGAAACTGAACGGCTCGGCCGACCACTGGGGGCTCCGTTCACCGTTCACCTACAGCACCAGCTTGGTGTGGCTCGTCAACTACGACGGCGTCGTCGAGACCAGCAAAGCATCCAACTCAACTGGCATCCGCCCCGCGCTCATTCTTCCGCCCGACATGGAAGTCGACAGCTCTGGCAATGTCACGCCACCCCCTCCCGCTACACACAAGACCCTCATCAACGGCACGGTGTACGAAGTCAAGGGCGGCAAGTGCATGGTCAACGGCACGGTGTACGAAGTCAAGGGCGGCAAGTGCATGGTCAACGGCACGGTGTACAACATCCTCAAGGGCAGGACGCTCATCGGCGGGACGGGGTATGACATCACGTTCCCGAGCGCGGGGACGAAGCTGTCGGCGCTGGGCGTCGGGCAATCGGTGTTCACGAACGTCAGCGGTGTGAAGAAGGAATTCTTGGTCGTCCATCAGGGCTTGCCGAGCAGCTTGTATGACAGCAGCTGCGACGGAACATGGCTGTTAATGAAGGACATCTACGAGATGCGACAGTGGAACAGTAATTCTGAATTATTGTACGAAAATAGCTCTATCCACTCCTATCTAAACAGCACGTTCCTGAGCCTGTTTGATGCCAACATTCAGAGCGCAATTAAACAGGCGAAGATTCCGTATCTCAAAGGCGGAAAAGGCGGAAGTGTGCAGAGCGGCGCAAATGGACTGTCCTGCAAGGTGTTTCTTCTTGGAGGTTATGAACTCAACTTTAGAAATATATTTCCGGCGGATGGCGCGGGTTTAGACGGATTCGCAGAGAGCATCATCAATAACCCTGCCTACCTTGCCACTTATAACGGAACCCTCACCAAGTGGTGGCTCCGATCCATAACCACTTTGGACATTAATTATGCAGGATTAGTAAGAGGGTATACCTACGATAGTGCATCCGTAACAGAGAGCAACGGCATCCGCCCCTGCATCATCCTCCCGTCCGACGCCCTCGTGAACGAAGAATTCGAACTTATCGCTTAAAGGAGTGAAACTATGGTAACATACATCAAAGTCAACAACACCGAGTACCCCGCGATCATCACGGGCGAGCACAAAGACCGCACGTGGGGCGAGCGCGAGGTGAAGAACATCCGCCTGACGATGACCGCCACGGACGCGGCGGCACTGCTGCCCGACAACACGCCGTGGAGCATCATACAGCGCGACACCGTTCCCAAGTACGATTCGGACAGCCAGCCCACGGGCGAGACCGAAGAGGTCGTCAACGAGTGGGACAACAGCGCGTACAGCCTGAGCGGGGCGATCACCGACCACCGCGACGGCACGGTCACGGTCAAGATGGGCAAGCCCACGGAATCCGAGCTTTCGGCGGCGACCGTAACGGCGCTGGTCGGTCAGAGCATCACGCCGCAGCGCGCGGCAAGGCTGCGACCGATGATCGAGCAGGCCAGCGCGTCGCTCTCTGACGGCGAGGCGGCGAAGTCGCCCGAGCTGTTCCCGCGCTGGGCGGATCACATCGGCGAGACCGTCAAGCCCGGCGACCGCCGCAGCGATATGGACGAAAGCGGCGTGCTGCACGTCTACCGCGTCAACAAAGGTCAGGGCCACACCACGCAAGAGAACTGGCCGCCGCACTCCACCCCTGCCATGTGGACGATCATCAACGTCGACCACGCGGGCACGCAGGATGACCCGATTTCGGCCGCTCGTGGTATGGAGTACACCTATGGTCTTTATTACAAAGACCCCGAGGACACTAAGCTGTACCTCTGCGAGCGTATCGGTGAGCAGTCCGGTAACAAAATCACTCTCCAGTATCTGCCGCACGAGCTCGTGGGGCAGTATTTCACGGAGGTCTAATGTATGAAAATGCTGAAAGCTATCCGTGACGCGGATGCGCTACGGCCTAACAAATTGAGCACGCCGCGCAAGGCGGAAATTCTCATGGTACTTGAGCACCGAATCGCCGAGATGATGGGGGAGGAAGCCCCCGTTCTCAAGGTGAGCGTGGAGGATGACACAGCAAGCGTCGATGATATGGAATTGCTGCTGCCGGACGGGCACAACGAGTGTTACCACCTATATCTGGCAGCGCAGCTCGACGCCTACAATCAGGACAGCGCGCTCTATGCCAACGACCACGCCATTGCCAACGATGCGGTGGCCGATGCTATGGCATGGTGGCGGCGCGAAAACCGCAAAGAAAGCAAGGGCAACTGGAAGGTGTGATGACAAGTGCCGACGACATTTCAGCTGGTGGAGACGACCTTCCCGAACGGCGAAGGCAAAGACACGCAGGAGCAGATCAACGGGGTCTATGACTACCTTTTCGTGCTTCTGGAACAGCTTCGGTATACGCTCTTCAATCTGGACGGGAGCAACATCAACCAGAATGCACTGAGCGAGTTTATCAAGAATATTTCCGAGCCGATCTACGCCAAGATCGAGGATACGGACAAGAATGTGAACGAGTTGTCTATCACGGCAAAAGGCCTTGCGGGACGCATCAGCGACGCAGAGGGGAATATCACGCAGCTCGGCGTGACGGCGCAGGGCTTGCAGGCGAGCATTTCGAGCCTTGACGGCAGCGTGACGAACCTGACGGCGGATGTCAACGGACTGCGCACGCAGGTGAGCGGGAAGATCGACGGCACGGCGGCGCAGACGCTCATCGACCAGAACTTGAATCAGATCACGTTGGCGGCAACGAGCGGCAGCAACGGCACAGTCTTTGCGCTGAACAAAAACGGCGTGCAGATCGCGAGCACGGGGACCATCGATCTACACGTCAAGGCAGTCAACATCGACGGCACGCTGACGGCGGGTGCGCTGCGCGGCGGGAGCGTGAGCCTGCTGGCCGGAGATACCCCTGTCGGCAGCATGGATCTTGCCTACACGGGCACGGGGCAGGTCGGCGTCGGTCTGACGGCGACCTATGGTGGCATGAAGATGCACGCAGCGGGAAATATCTTTCTTGAATCCGAGCTGGGGCCGTTTGCATTGATCGGAAAAGACGATGCCAGCGACTACCCTGTCGTCTCGCTCGGCGGCGGCTATCTGGTACTGAGCGGCAACTACATGTTCGGCGCTTCGCCGCCAAGTGCCGCGCCGTATGGTACGGTGTTTTTCCTTGAGGAGTGAGAGATGGCGAGCTTTTATTGTACGCTGTCACCGGTCGACGGAGACGGGACACAGCTCAGCGTCTACGCACGGTTTACTGGCGGCGCGTCGGATTACACGTATAAGCGCTCAATCGACATCCGCATCACGGGCATCGGGACGTTCTCGTTCGATTCGAGCGAGGTCGGCGGTGGGACGAGCACCTTTGTCGGCACGATAACAGGGCTATCGCCGGGGACGACATACGAATGGATATGCAACATGTACTACTGGGGCGGATCGTGGATCGTCTCAGATTACAGCGATTCCGGCACGGCAACGACGTACAGCGGCGGCGGCAGCGGAGGCAGCGCGAAGGCGGTCATCAACGTCGGGACGTATTATAACCCAAACTGGAAGAGATACCGTGCGATCGTCAACATTGGGACGTATTACAACACAAATTGGCTATCGGTTCGACCGGTCAACAATTACGGGAGCTATTCGCAACCCAATTGGAGGTAAAGAGCATGAATGAAAAGATCAAGCAGGAAGCGGCGCACGCGATGCGCCTGATCGGCATTTTGAACGTCAACGGTGATGCCGTCGACGTGGTGGCAGCGGTGCGCCAGTCGCTTCGCAATATCGTGACGATCTGCGATGCGACAGAAGCCCCGGTGGGCGAGGAAGGCGATACGCAGGGCGAAGCAAGGGGAGCGGTGAAAGATGAGACTGCCTGAGATCACGGCATATACGAACCGGCGCGTGCAGCAGGAGAAATTCGGCGGCATCAACCACACATTCGGCGCGGCGGGCGGCGAGCTCTACGACATGAAGAACCTGTCGGCGCGATACTTCCCGCTTCTTGCTCCCCGTGCGCGGCGCTATACCGTCCGCAAGGGTATGGGCAAGGCAAACGGCATTTTCAGCGCAGGCAAACTCTACGAGGTATACGGAACGAAGCTCTACATCAACGGCGAAGAGAAGACGATAGTCGCAGATAGCGAAAAGACTTTCTGTGCACTTGGCGAGCGCGTGCTCATCTTCCCCGACAAGATCGTGTGCGAAAAGGACGGCACGATCAAGCCGATGGAGGCGAGCTACGCCGCGGCGGGGCTGAAATTCGGGAATGGCACGTATGCTGACGAAAAGGCGGCAGCAAACAGCATCACGACGACCGGCGCGGCGTTCCCGTTCAACGTGGGCGACGCCGTGACGATCTCGGGCTGCACAAAGGAGACCTACAACAACCGCACACCCATCATCCGGGAGATCAGCGAGGACAAAAAGACGCTGCGCTTTTATGAAAACACCTTCCGCCTGCCCGACGGGCAGGAAAGCATCACGGAGCCTGGAACAGTCACGCTCAATCGCAGCGTGCCCGACATGGATTTTGTCTGCACGAACGAGAACCGCGTGTGGGGATGCAAGGGCGACAGCATCTTTGCTTCAAAGCTCGGCGACCCGTACAACTGGAACGTGTTTGACGGGCTCTCCACGGATGCGTTCAGCGTGGAGAGCGGCACGGCAGGAGCGTTCACGGCGTGCGTGAGCTATCTTGGCTACCCGTGCTTTTTCAAAGAAGACAAAATATTCAAGATGTACGGCACGGTTCCGACAAACTTCCAACTCATGTCAAGCGCGGTGCTCGGTGTGATGAGGGGCAGCCACAAGAGCCTCGCCGTGGCGGGGGAAACGCTCTATTACCTCTCAAAGGTCGGCATCATGGCGTACAGCGGCGGCATGCCGCGCTGCATCTCCCACACGCTGGGCGACGATGTGCGCCTCTCTGACGCGGTGGGAGGGAGCGACGGCCTCAACTACTACGTGAGCCTGAAAGAGGATGGCAAGGCGGCGTTGTACTGCTACAGCAGCGAGAACGGCGTGTGGCATAAGGAAGATACGCTTGCCGTGGTGCAAATGGCCTATTCGGGCGGTATCATGGCCTTAGTAGACGGTGGGTGCGTGCTGCTGGGGAATCCGGCAGATATCCCGACCGGCGCAACACGCGAGGGGGCTGTTATTAGCGAGGCGGAGTTTGCCGACTATGACGGCGGCTCATTCGACGCGAAGCACGTGCAGCGCGTACGGGCGCGGCTGGAATGCGAAAAGGGCACAACGGTCGTGTTCCTTGTCAAGTTTGACGGCGGCGCGTGGGAAGAGGTCGACCGCTGCGGGGCACAGGAGAAGGACGTTTTCACGCTCAACTGCCCGATCCGCCGCTGCGACCACTTTAGATTAAAAATCAAAGCCACAGGAGAATACCGGCTCTATGCGCTCGAGTACGAATACGTGACGGGCGGCAGAAAGTGAGGGGACAATGGCAGATAATTTCAAACACAAGAATACAGACCTGACGCTCATCAACGATTCGGGCGACCTTGATCTCATCCGGCAGTATACAGAGGCCTACAACAAGGCCTATGCCGAGGGAGACAAGGCGGGCCAGCAGGCGGCGCACGACGCAGCGGAGAAAATCCGCGCGAAGTACGACTATTCCGGCGGCGTGGACGGCAGCGAGTACATCAAACTCGGCACGGGCGCGAGCCCTGCAAAGGCTGACACGAGCTGGCTCGATAAGCTGGGCGACAGCAGCTACAACTATGACCAGAGCGGACAGATCAGCGCAAAGCTCGACGCGCTGCTGAATCGCACGCCGTTTTCCTACGACGCGGCGAGTGACCCACTCTATCAGCAGTATCGCAAGCAGTACACGCGCGAGGCAGACCGCAGCGCGGAGGATGTGCTCGGCAAGACGGCAGTGATGACGGGCGGGATGCCGTCCACGGCGGCGGTGGCAGCGAGCCAACAGGCGAGCGACTACCAGATGAGCCAGATGACGGACAAGATTCCCGAGCTTCAGCAGCTCGCCTATAGCATGTATCAGGATAAATTGAGCGGCGACCGCGCCGACCTGAATACGCTCATCGGCCTTGAGGACAACAACTACAACCGCTGGCTGGCTGACCGCAATTACCTCTATCAGCTCGCGCGCGATCAGGTGGGCGACCAGCAGACGGCGGATGCGCTGGCGTATCAGAAGCAGCAGGACAAGCTCAACTATAACTACCAGAAGGAACGCGACGCTATCGAGGACGCACGCTATAATGCGGAATGGCAGTATAAATTGCAGCAGGCCGCGCAGCAGGCCGCGAGAAGAAATACCCGCGTCAGCACCACGCCTACGGGCGGCGGCGAGGCGGATTATGATGGCTTGTTCGCAGCGGCGCAGGCAAGCGGCTATCCCAAGAGCTTTATCTCCAACAACTATAAGAAGTACGGCTTTTCCTCTTCAAGCAGTTTGTATGACGATTATGAGAGCTGGCTCGAGGGGCAGGGCGGCGGCAGCGGAAGCGGCAGCAGCGGCAAGACACTGCCGCAGGGTCAGTTTATTGCTCTACTGAGCGGATTCAACACGTCGCTGAAAAACGGTGAAGGCGAGCGTATCCTTTCGACGCTCGACAAGGCATGGCCGCTGATGACGAGTGATCAGAAGGCAGAAATGCAGAAGCTGCTGACGCAGTACGGCTATTCCTACGAGGAGGGCTAAATGGGACGATTAGTAAAAGCGAATCCGGAAGTGGAAGCGAGCAAGGGCCAGACGACGGTTGTTGGAACCGGCACGCACGGCAGGCTTGTGAGAACGGGGGATGTGCAGCGCACATCCCCTACGGGCAATGTGGTGCAGAAGAAGCCGACAGTGCAACCGAGCAAGGCGGCAACGATTCCCGCAAAGGCGAGCAGCCCCATGTTCCGCACGCGGCAGAATGTCGTGACGCCAAAAAATCAAAGCGCGCTTGCGCAGAATCTTGCGCAGGGGGCCTTACAGAAGAAGGACGCGAAGAACTACCAGAGCAAAGAAGCGTTCGAACAGCACGTGCAGGAGGTAAAAGCCCCCACGGTCGCGCAGCGCGTCGACGATACCGTCAAGGGCGCGGCGAAAACCTATGGCGCGGGGCTCGTCAACCTTGCTGGTATGGCGCAGACCGGCAGCGGATTGCAGCGACGCGAGGAAGCAAACACCGAAATTGCCCTGTGGGATCAGGATATCAAGGCACAGCGGGACGTTCTTGCAGACCCTATGAGCACCGAAAGCGAGCGCGACACTGCGCGAAATGTCATTGCGGCACTGGAAGCGCGGAAAGCTGCATACCTGAAAGCTTACGGCGAGGGCGGCGAGGTCGAACGGACGGCGCAGGGCATCTACTCTACTGCCGACAAGCTGTCCGACAGCGGTACAAGAGACATTGAGCGCGCCAAGAAGAACCTCGGCGCGGCGGGCCGTCTTGCGGTCGACGTCGGCGTTGCAGGCGCGCAGATGGGCGCAGACGCGGCACTGGGCCTGCTGACAGGCGGCAGCGCGCTCCCGGCGATGTTTGTACGCAGCACGGGCGGCAGCGCGCAGGAAGCCCGCCGCGCGGGCGCAACGCACGAGCAGCAGGTCAACTATGGTTTTGCTAGCGGCGCGCTGAGCGTGGCAACGGAGAAGATCGGCAACGCGGCAGGGCCGTTCAAGAAGATGTTTGGCAAAGGCTTCCTTGATGACGTCATCGAAAGAGCAACGCAGAATCTGACCCGCAGCGCGGCGGGAAAGATCGCATTGTCGTTTCTGGAAGAAGGCGGCGAGGAGGCCATCGAAGACCTCATTCAGCCTGCCTTGCAGATGATCTATAACGGCAAGACGCTTGGTGGGAGCTATAGCGAGCTGGAAGCATCGGAAATTCTGAACGACTTCCTCGTCGGCGGTATCCTCGGCGGGCTTGGCGGCGGAGTGGAAGTGGCGGCAAACCGCTTTGCGCGCTTTGATAACTCCCTCGGCGAGAGCGGACGCAAGGCGATTCGCGGCTCGTATCAGGAGGGCAAGGACACAGCAGAGCACGTGAAGGACTTTATCCCTGCCTACAATGCGGGCGTGGAGGGCAAGGCGAACCCGAACCCGACGAATGAGACGGCCTATGCAGGCTATGTCGCAGGGCAGAACGACGCGAAGAAAGAGGCAGGAACGGGCGAGCATATTGACAGCCGCACGAAGGAAAATGTATCGAGCAGAAATGTAAACGCTTTCCAGTTTGACCACCCCGAGCTGCACGGTTATTACAGTACGGCGGCAGAGCAGATCGCCGGTATCGCTGATATAAGCCTTTCGCGCGGACAGCAGAAGGGCGCGCGGCAGCGGACGGCAAACGGATACCAGAGAAACAATCAGATATTCGAGACCCCCGCCATGCGCAAGGCGATGAACGAGGGCCTGACGCGCACGCAAATCATTGATGCAGCGCAGCGCATCATCAACGATAATGGACAGGAGAACGTCAAAGCGGCGAAAACACTCGAGATCGTGCTTGACGACATGCTAACGAATGGGTACACTGCTGTTGATGGAACGGCGGTCGCCCCAAACACGGATTATATTGCAGCAAAGCAGCAGATCGCAGGCGCAGAGGCGCAGGCGACCGGCTTTGACAAGTATGTAACTGACAACCGCCTTGCCCTCGAGACAGGAGAGGTAACAATGGACGAGTTGCGCGCAGAATACGCGCAGCAGGAAGGAGCCGAACATGGAGAAGCAGTACATTTACGCGACGGCAGCGAACGGGATAACGGTGCGAATCCCCGCGGAGAAGTACGAGGCGTGGAAGAAAGCACAGGACGAGATCAGAGCCGGAAGAAAGGGAGACACTTCGCAGACAGCGAAGCAGCTGCGCTCGATTATGGAGAAAAAGTAAGCACTGCGAGCTTTGGCATCGGCAGAGGCGCATTCAATGACAGCGTCTATCTTGTGAAGAACGAGACGGCGGAAATGCGCAAGGCGAAGGACCTCGCCAAAGAGCGCGGTCTGCGCGTGACGTTCTTTGCCGGGAATAATCTGACGTTCCGTGACAAGAGCGGGAAAACGTTCCAGGTGCGCGGCTACGTTTCAGGTGACCGCATATTTATCCGTGCGGATCATCCGGAATTTACGTCGTACCAGATCATGCGGCATGAGGCCGGACATGATATGATCGCAAAGGGCGAAGTCGATTTGAACGAGGTACGCACGCGCATCGATAAGACCTTTACCGGCGGTGAGGTTGACTCCCTCTGCACGGCGTATGCAGACGCTTATGCCGGCACCGAAATGACGGCGCAGGAAATTTGGGAAGAGGTGGTTTGCGACAGCCTCGGCGATATGAACATTTTCGCCGACAGTGAGATCAGCGATGCGGCAGCGTTTCTTCTTGCGCATATCAAGGTGGAGAGCGAAACCGTTGCGCAGGAAAGCACGCGTGCGCCGCCAAGCAAAATAAATGGCAGGGCGAGCATTGAAGAGGCTGCCGATGGCAAAAAATATGTCCGCGCCGACAGACAGGTCATTTTTGGAAATGACCCGCAGAGTTGGAGCGAACAGCTGGAAGACTATATTAACGGGAAAATCCGCCGTGGACAAGACGTTAAGCTTATCGGCGCGGATGGCGACGAATTGGTTCTGACTGCGACCTCGGCAGGGAAACTGAGCGACAACCACACCAGCGATGGGCGTACTATGAGCGAGGCGGCATTTGAGCGAAAAGTAAATGCAGCATCGCATATTGACGAGTTGGCGCAGGTTTCTGTCAAGGGGGACAGGAACGTTGTAGATCATAACAGTCGACATGGAGACATGGCAAGTAGCGGTTGGAATTATCGCACGGCGTTTTTCAAAGACTTTGGCGGGAAATATTACAAGGTTACGATATCGACGGCGCAGAGCGCAGACGGTAAGATGATCTATAATATTGGGCAGATGCAAGAAAGAAGCATCCCCCAAATTAACGGCTCTTCCACTGCGAACAGCGGCGCTCTGCGAGGGGATGCTCTTGAGTATAGTCTATCTCGCGACACGCAAAATGTCAAGTCGAAGTTCAGTATGGAGACACCGGTTGAAGAGACAAAAACCCTCGTCGCCATGCACAATATGACCGAGGAAAAGCTACGACGCACGCTCGACATCGGCGCGTGGCCGTCGCCTTCCATCGCCGTCGTGAAGGCAAAAGAGGGGCACGCCAACTACGGCGAATACTCCGCCATCTTCCCGCGCGGGACCATTGATCCGCAAGCGGACAGCAGGAACAAGGTCTACGGCGGCGACGCATGGACGCCGACGCACGATAACGCCCTGGTGGAGCGCGAGGTGAACTACGAGGCGCGGCGGGCGTTCGATGAGAACATCAAGAACCTGTCCAGCCAGTTTGCGGGCGGCGTTTTCCAAGGCAGCGGCACGCTGGGCAAGATCGGATTGGAGAATGAGACCAGATGGGAGCCGGAAGAGATCGCCGACAAGCTGGCGAACCATCCGGAGGTGCAGGCGGCATTCCTTCAGAGCGAGGGCAAGAGCCTTGAACCGGTGTACCGTGACAAGCAGTTCGACCGTTTCTTCAGCAACGCGACCATTCAGCGGTACCTCGACGCGGTGGGCGAACAGGAAGTGGCGCGGCTGGCGGTGAAGCTGATGACCGGCGAGCGCCTGACGGCGGAAGAGATGAAACCGGCGGAACAGGCCATCTGGGAGGTCTACGCAGAGGAACACGCCAACTTCCTGAACCGCAGACCGGAATCCAAGGAGAAGCGCATCGACTACTACATGAAGAACAACGTGTTCCCTAACCGGGTGGAGGACTTCATCCGGAGCACGCAGGAGTTCTATGAGAGCGGCGGAAGCGCGGGCGAGATCGACAAGGAAGCCACGGCGGCCAAGATGATGGAGATGATCGCACCGGGCGGAAGCTGGAACGATGCGCTGCAGACGGTGAAAGACTGGGTGCAGCCGCAGCTGGAAGGACTGCTGGGCGATCGGGGCATCTACAACGGCATGGACGCAGTGACCGACAGCGGCAGACGCAGCTTTACGCAGACGCACTGGGAATACACGGCGGAGAACATCGTGAAGGCCATGAACATGGCGGCAGCCAAGGGCGCGAACATGTACGGCGTGACCCCGGAGACGCTGGCAGCAACGGCCACACGGGAATACCGGAACGTGGACGAGATGCACGCGGACGAGGCGCGGCTGCGCACGGTGAGCGAAGAGGAACACGAGAAGGCGCTGCGAGACCTCGGCATCTACCTTGACCGTGTGGTGAACGATCTGATGCTCACCACGATGCACAAGTACGACAACAGCTTCGAGGAGGAACAAAACCTGAGCGGCATTATCGCAGAAGCGGCCAAGGGGAAGAAAACCGTGGCGGCGGTGAAGGCGGCGTTCCGCAAGGAAGGCTATGCCATATCCGACGGGCACGCCAAGAGCATCCTGGCACTCATTGACCGCGCAGCCAATATCCCGACGGGGTACTACGAGGCGAAGCCCCAGCGCGTCGTCGGCTTTGATGAGGCACTTGCCGTTATCGCGCCGGACGATGCACCCGTCGACCTGTTAAGCGAGATGCGCAATGCGGGCATGAATGTTGTGGAGTACAAGGCAGGCGACGATGCAGACCGCCTCGCCAAGGTCAACGGCGTGAATGACGCGCAATTCTCCCGTGAGATTCCCGAGGAGAACTACGAAGCGTTGAAAGAGAAGTACGGATATATCCCGGCGGGCGAGCGTGCATACCGCGAAGTGCAGGTACCGAAGAAGACGGCGGATGACAAATACGTCAGCCGCACGATCCGCACGGTGCTGGAAGCAAAGGCAACGCCGGACGCAATGGTGCCGACGTTGGAACGAATGGTGGCAAAAGGAGAGTTCTCCTACGACCGCTATACGGACAAGCAGGCCATTAGTGACGCAGAAAGCCGCATAAAAACCGAGGGTTGGCAAAAGACCCTGAACAAGTGGAAAAGTTCCACCAAAGAGGGAATCAGCAAGGAGAATACGGCGATTGGCTGGGCGCTCTACAACAATGCAGCAAACAGCGGTGATGTGGAGACGGCTATCGATGTGCTCGACACCATCGTAAAGCGCCAGAGAAATGCGGCGCAGGCGTTGCAGGCAACGCGGCTACTCAAGCAGCAGGACCCCAGTACGCAGCTTTATGCGGCGCAGCGCAGCGTGGAGAACTTGACAGAAGATCTCAAAAAGCAGTACGGGGAAAAGGCCCCTGATCTGAAGATTGACCGCGACCTCGCTGAGGAGTTCCTGAACGCAAAGGACGACGATGCGCGCACCGAGGCGATGAAGGAAATCTATCGCGATATCGGCAGACAGATGCCGAGCCGCTTCATTGACAAATGGAACGCTTGGCGCTACCTTTCGATGCTTGGCAATCCACGCACGCATGTGCGCAACATCGTTGGCAACGTAGGATTTGTTCCTGCTGTCACGGTAAAGAACGTCATCGGCGCAGGCATTGAGAGCGCTGCGAACGCGGTGAGCGGCGGCAAGGTCGGACGCACGAAGGCAATCCTGACGACGAAGGACGCAGGGCTTATCAAGGCGTCATGGAGTGACTATGCCAACATTCGCGAGCAAGCTCTCGGTAGCGGCAAGTACAATGATAATGTCAATGTGCGACAGGAAATCGAGGAAGGGCGCACGATCTTCAAACCGAAACTGCTGGAAGCGATGCGCAAATTCAACAGCACGGCGCTGGATGCGGAAGACGCATGGTTCTCTAAGCCGCATTACGCGGCGGCGCTGGCGCAATTCTGCAAAGCAAATGGCATTACCGCGGAGCAGGTCGCTGGCGGGAAAGGCATTGGAGCGGCACGCGAATACGCGATCAGAGAGGCGCAGAAAGCGACCTATCGAGACACCAATGCGTTTTCACAGATGATCTCCGATCTCGGCAGATACCGCGGGGATAACAAGATGAAACGCCTCGGAAGCACCCTCACCGAAGGAATCCTGCCGTTCCGCAAGACACCAGCCAACATTCTGGTGCGCGGCGTGGAATACAGCCCTATTGGGTTCCTCAAAAGCATAAGCTATGACCTTGTGCAGGTGCAGAAGGGTAATATGCAGGCGACCGAAATGATCGACCGGGCCGCCGCCGGGCTGACCGGCACGGGGCTGATGATGCTCGGCCTTTATATGGCGAAAGAGGGCATTCTTCGCGGCAACGGCGGTGATGACGAGAAGAAGAAAAAGTTCGACGAGCTGCAAGGGCATCAGGAATATGCGCTGGAGATGCCAAATGGCACGAGTATTACGCTGGATTGGCTTGCGCCGGAAGCGCTTCCGTTCTTCGTCGGGGCAAACCTTTACGAGCAGATGCAGGCGAACAACGGGTATCTTACTATGAGTGATATGCTTCAGGCAGCAAGCAACGTGACGGACCCGCTTCTTTCCATGAGCTGTCTGCAAAGCCTGAACGACGTTTTTGACGCGGTGGGGTATGCGTCCTCCGGGGACACAAACGAACTAACCAGTGCGGTAGCAAGCGCGGCGACGAGTTATTTGACGCAGGGTATCCCGACGGTCTTCGGGCAGGCGGAGCGCACGGGCGAAAGCGAGCGCATGACGACCTATACGGATAAGAACAAATTCTTAACGCCGGATATGCAATATGCGCTCGGCAAGGCCAGCGCGCGTATTCCGGGCGTTGACTACGGGCAGATTCCCTTTATCGACGCATGGGGACGCACGGAAAGCTCCGGAGGAGTGGTCGCGCGGGCATTTAACAATTTTGCGAATCCCGCGTATACCTCGAAGGTAAGCGGCAGCAAAATGGAGGATGAATTGAGCCGCCTGTATGAGGCGACCGGTGAGGCCAAAGTCCTGCCGCAGCGCGCACCGAAATCTTTTACCGTGAATAAGGAAAACAAACAGTTGACCGGCGAGGAATACGTCAAGTACGCCACAAAGCGCGGGCAGACTTCCTATAAGATCGCCAGCGAGCTCACGGGACTTGCGAGCTATAAGTCCATGAGCGACGGCGATAAGGCAGATGCCGTTGCGAAAGCCTACGAATATGCCAACGTCGTCGGGAAAATGAGCGTGAGCAGCTATCAACCGGACGGTTGGGTAGCAAAGGCTGTAGAGACCGTCAAAAAAACGGGCGTTTCAGAAGCCCAGTATATTGTGCTCTATCTGGCAAAAGGCGGGATCGAAAGCCTGAAGGACAAAAACGGGGATACCATCAGCAACAGCGAAGGCTTACAGATCATGGAGCTTGTTTATCAGCAGAAGGGGCTTTCCGATAAACAGCGTGCAGCCCTCTTTGAGGACTTCGGCGTCGGAAAGAGCATTCGCCATTGGAACCGCGCGCGGGTGGACGAGCAGCTTGTAATCATGCGGAAGAAAGCGACGTAAAGAAAAAGAACCTGTCGGTGGTCCGACAGGTTCTTTTGCCCCGTGGTGAATTTGCGGAAGCGGCATGATAGGCTCAATGGAGAACACCATAAAAATAAGGGGGCGTGAAAAATGGATAATGCAAAGCACTACGATGACGCGTCGATCGCGTTGATCGAAAGCCGATGCAAGAGCAATACGCATCGAATCAACGAACTCACAGAACATCAGGTGGCGCTGGACAGGCTGGTGACCTCGGTCGAGGTCTTGGCCACGAAACAAGAGACCGTGGAAGGCGACGTCAAGGAGATCAAGGAGGACGTGAAGACCATCACGGGCAAGGCGGGGAAACGCTGGGACGGGCTGGTCGACAAAGCTCTCGCGGCGCTGGCGGGCGCGTTTATCGCGTGGCTGCTGTCGGGGGTTGCCTTATGAAGAAGCTGAGAAAGCGGGACAAGTACGTCATCGCGGCAGTGCTCAACCTCTGCTGGTACTGCATTGCGGTGCTCGTATTGACCGCTCATGACAAAGTAGTGCCGGACAGCCTGACCGTCGCGTGGTTCGCTGCGTGGACGGCAGAACTCGGCCTGCTGGCGGGAATCAAAATCAAGGGAAAGGACGAATAACATGAACGAATTACTGAACAAGAGAATCGCAAACCTTCTTAGCGTGAAGAGCCTTGTGACGATTGCGCTGACGGCGACCTTCTGCGTGCTGACAGTACAGTCGAAGGTGACGCAGGAATTCAACACCGTGTACCTCATGGTCATCGCGTTCTACTTCGGCACACAGAACGCGGCGGGCAGCGCGAAGGGAGAGTGAGCGGTGTGAATATCCGCAAATATCCCGCGAACGCGGGCAACGTCGGCGGCACGCGCGCGGCGGGCGCGATCAAGTACATCGTGATCCACTACACCGGCAACGACGGCGACACGGCGGCGAATAACGCGAAGTACTACGCGGGCAACGTCGTGAAGACCAGCGCGCACTACTTCATCGACGAGAAGGAGATCGTACAAAGCGTGGATGACCTGCGCGTTGCGTGGGCGGTCGGTGGGAAGAAGTACCCGTCTTGCCCGCAGACGGGCGGCGGGACGCTGCACGGCCGCTGCCTGAACGCAAACAGCATCAGCATTGAGCTGTGCGATGAGAAGAAGAACGGCGTATACGCGCCGGGCGCGAAGACCGTCGCGCAGGCACTTGAGCTGACGAAAGCTCTGATGAAAAAGTACAACATCCCCGCGAGCAACGTCATCCGCCACTTTGACGTGACGGGTAAGCTGTGTCCCGCGTACTGGTCCGGCAGGGAGAACGCGGGCAAGTGGGAAAAGGAGTTCAAGAGCAGGCTTGTGGAGCCGGACTACCGCGAAGTGCTCAAGAAGCGCGCGGGGCTGCTCGATCCGACGCTCGACTACCTCGCGGCGTACAAGTACGGCAGTGACCTGATTCGCAAGCTCGCGACGATGAAATAATTGTGCCCGAATCGGGCACGGAAAGGAAAACGGGCGGGAGGCCTGCAATGTCTCCCCTCGCGTGAGCGCTCTGCAAGCCCCGGTGCACAGCATGGACAAGCAGCACCGAGCGATTCGCGCACAGTTATCCTCTATGGCCCCCAAGCGGGCCGTGGCGTATATCTTATCGTTTGAGCTGCCGCCCGATGAGGCGTACTGCCTTATTGAATGCGATGTGCGCGGGAAGAGCCGCGTCGAAGTCGCGGAGACGCTGCACGTCTCACCGGAGTACGTGAAGACGCGGCGACGCCGGGCATACAGCAAAATCGCGGACGGTATCAAAAACGCATAAAGAAGAGACCCTACAAAGACCTTTTTCAGGCTCTTTGCGGGGTCTCTTTTTCGTTATCATTGAGGCAACAAAAGGAGGTGCGCGCATGGGATATTTCGGCAACCTTTATCAGATGGGGTATAACCCCTATTCAGGATATGCCCCTGCAAGCCCACAGAACGGCGCAGGAGCGATGCAAGGCTTTGCGGGTCAAATTACCCGCGTGAACGGAAGAAATGGCGCAGAGGCGTTCAGGCTCGCTCCGAACAGCTCTATTTTGCTGATGGACGAGAACGACCCCATTGTCTGGCTCAAACAGACGGATGGTGCGGGGTATGCCACCGTTACGCCGTACACAGTCGCGCCGTATCAGGCGGCTGCGCCGGTAGACGTCAACAGTCTTGAAAACCGCGTGAAGAGATTGGAGGAAATACTCAATGCCAAATCCGATGATGCAAATGCTGATGGGCGGCGGAAGCAGAAGACCGAATAATCCCCTTGCGATGATCGGCGAATTCCGCAAATTCGCTGCAGGCATGACGCCTCAGAAAGCGCAGCAGGAGATTGAACGCCTTTTACAGTCTGGGCAGATGTCTCAAGCGCAGTTTCAGCAGCTTCAAGAACAGGCGAAGGAGTTTATGCAATTTCTGAAATAAGCCGGTGCGCAACGGTTTATTTATAAAATTCTTTCAGGAAGGAGTTTTGACACATGGATAGTGGTATGTCTCTCAGCGATATCGCCGCGGTCACCCGCGGTGCGAACGATGAGAACGGCTGGGGTTCCGGTTGGTTCCTCATTGTCGTGCTCTTCCTCTTCATGTTCGGCTTTGGCGGCAACGGCTGGAACCGCCAGGGCGAGTTTGGACAGTACGCCACGGCTGCGTCGCAGCAGGAGATCCTTTTCGGCCAGCAGTTTGGCCAGCTGAACGACCGCCTGACTAACATCGGCAACGGCATCTGCAATCTCGGCTACGAGATGCAGGGCGGCATCGGTCAGCTGGGCAAGGAGGTCGCGCTCGCGCAGAACGGCACGAACATGGCCATCATGCAGACCGGCAACGACATCCAGCGCCAGATGGCAGACTGCTGCTGCACCACGCAGCGCGGTCTTGACGCCATCAACGCCAACATCGACGCTAAATTCGCAGCGCTCGAAAAGAGCCAGCTCGAAGGCCGCATCGCACAGCTTGAGCAGGCCAACAACCAGCTCTATCTGCGCGAGCAGATGTGCGGTGTCGTGCGCTATCCCAGCGGCTACACCTACAGCGCGGGCAACTCCCCGTTCTGTGGCTGCGGCTGCGGAAACGGCAACATTTGACGCCCTATTCGGCGAGGCAAGCGGGGCGGCAACAGCTGCTCCGCTTTTTAATTTTTTAGGAGGGTAAAAATATGAGTAAGTCTGCAATTTACACGACCAACGTCAGCAATCCCACCGTTGCGGTCGGCGGCATCGTGCCGGTCGGCTCGACGACGCGCCGCTATGGCTGCAACATCCGTCAGGACGGCAACGCGATTACACTGTGCGGGCAGGGCTATTACCTTGTCAATGTCAGCGCGACAGTTGCACCCACGGCTGCCGGTACGGTCAGCCTGACCGCACAGAAGGACGGCGTCGCCATCATCGGCGCTACGGCAGCTCAGACGGTCGCAGCAAACGGCGTGGCAAACCTCACTATTACGGCTATTATTCGTAACGCCTGCGGCTGTGACGGCTCTCTTCTGTCGCTGGTACTCGACGGCGTGGCATCGGTCGTCAACAACCTTGCGGTCACGGTCGAAAAACTATGAACGACGATTCGGATGCTCTGCTGCTCGGGATAATTTTGCTGCTATTTGCTGCAGAAAGCGAGGAAGAAAATGAAGCTCATTGAAAAACTGTCGGCGATGGTCGACGAGGAAATTGAGGACGCGATGAAGTACGCGAAATGCGCCCTCGAGTACAAGGATGAATGTCCTGCTCTTGCGAAGACGTTTTACGAGCTTTCCGGCGAAGAGATGCATCACATGACGATGCTCCACGCCGAGGTTGCTGGCGTCATCCAGAAGTACCGGCAGGAGCACGGCGAGCCGCCCGAGGGCATGAAGTGTCTCTATGACTATCTGCACAGGAAGCAGATTGAGAAAGCTGCAGAGGTTCGGACGATGCAAGGGATGTTTCGCGAGGGATGAGCGAGCCTAAAAAATGATGCACTATTAGCCAAAAAGGCCTCTGCCCGCAATGGGTAGAGGCCTTTTATGCGAGGGTAACGGCGGGGGTAACAGGATAGAAATATTGGGCATAATCGAGAATTTGCCAGAATAGTCTAAATATGAAAAAACCTCGAAACCGCAACGGTTTCGAGGTTTTTCTTGGTCCGAGTGGCGAGACTTGAACTCACGGCCTCTTGACCCCCAGTCACCGAAAAACGACGGAATATCAACGGGTAATCGTTCGATGGGGGTAACGAGGGGGTAACAGAAAAATTATATTGCATCGGTGATTTTTCGAAGGTCGGTGAGGTTGACATCCTGATAATACCGCAGCATTTCGGGGCTTGCGTGACCGATCAGCTCGAGTTTGTCCTTGTCCGATGCCTGAATGTTTTTCATCAGTGTTGCGAACGTATGACGGCATGTATGGGGGGAATACTTGTGCCGCTTGTTTTCGATTGGATTGTCAATGCCGATTGCCTTTAATGTGGGATAGAAAACCTCGTCGCGGAAATAGTCATACCTGAACGCTTTTCCTTCTTCGTTACAGAACAGCGCGCCGGATATCTTATCTTTCGACAGCCGATCTATGATGGGCTGAATCTTGGGTGATATCGTGACGGTTCTATTCTTGCCCGCTTCGGTCTTGATACCAGCGCGAAGCACCTTTTCTCTCTTGTCGTAGTTATCAATCGACAGGCCGAGAAATTCTGTAGGGCGGAAGCCGAGGTAACACATGCAGTAGATATAGTCGGCGTATGGAATCACGCCGCACGCCTCTTTTATCTTCTCGATCTGGTCGGCATCAAAGCTCGCACGCGGCGCGGCGTTTTCACCGGTGACGGTGAGATACGGGGCCATACTCATAGGGGCGTATCCGCGCGGAACGGCGTACTTATAGATCAGGCTGCACACGGTGCGCATGTTCTTCTTTGTCTGTTTGGCGCGCGGGCAGTCATCAATGCATTCTTGGATGTCATCAATCTCGACCGCGGCCAGTTTCATAAATTCGATCGATGCAAAATACTTTTCGGCAGCGGCATAGCAATTCAGCGTGGACTTGTCGGCTCGGTGCGTCGGGAACCATAATTCGTATGCCTTGCGCCAAGTGATATCCTTTTCACGGGGCTTTTGCGTCCGCAGCATAGGGATATATTCTAAGGCTTCTCGTTTTGTGCGGAAGCCGCATTTTTTTGCCTTCACGCGGGTCAGCTTGCCGTCCTCTTCGCGGTAGCCTTTGGTGATTTCGGCTACCCATGAAGAGCCGCGCTTATAGACTGTGCCTGTCCCGTTGCCGCGTTTTGTGGCTTTTCGGTCGACAGATGCTTGCTTTTTTCCGCATATAGGACAAAACAGCGCGCCATCCGGCAGCGCTGCTTTACATTTGATGCAATTCGCCATGTCAGCCCCTCCAAAATCCATAGTCGACGCAGTGCATATCGATATACAAACCCCATGCAGCCAGCAACACCACCATGATAAACAGAATTAAAATCACGCCGTTTCGGATACGGACGCCGCGCCGCATGATCTCAATGGTATCAGCCTTTGCGTCAACATGGCGTTCCAACTCATCATTGCGCGCCTGCAAAGTTTCCTCGGTCGGCGTCAAGTGTTCGGAAATTCCAAATATTTCATCAAGGGATATGCCGAGCACCTTGCAGATCGGCGCGACGGTATAAATGGACGGGGCTTTCGACAGCTTGGAAAAGAAGTTCTGGACGGTGGACAGCGGCACGCCGGAAGCGTCGGAAATGTCCTGATAGGTCAGTTTCAGTTCTTCTTTACGGATTCTACACAGCTCTTGAATGTTCATTTATATCACCTTAACTTTTCCGGTTTTCGTACTTTTGGGGTGCCAAAAGTGGGTCTGTCGAACGCGGTCGAATGCCGTCGTGTTGCAAGGTCTTGGTATTGAAGTGGTAAGGTAAAGCGCGATATGGTCAAAACAAGCAGCGGCGACCGCTCCCCGCTGCTGCCGAAAAGCCCTCGCCGGTGTTGCAGAGGCGGCGAGGGCTTTTACTTAAATATCCGGGAAAGAATCTTTTGGCACTATATCAGTGCTCATATTCCCGTTGGATACTTTATAGAGAGTAAGCGTCCAACCGTAAACCATCTCGTCATCTGCGGTAAATTCAAACATTTCGTTGCATTTGAAGTACTCGGTGTTTTCACCAAACTTATATTCTTTCCCGTACCAGTCCGAACCATACGCATAATAGATTTCGTATGTCCCGAGAGGAACATCTACTTCGGCACTTTTTGCCGACACGAGGAAAGACATCGCTCCGTTAGATATTGCCTCTCTGTCGATTGGGTTTAGCACGATATAGAAATTTGAGCCGCCGGCGGTTTGTACTGTCAAAGGTGCGACCTGATCGCCAGACGGATATGTGACAATCTGTCCGTTTTGAATGGGCACAGGCTGCAATGGAACGAGCCTGCCGCCCCCGCCGCCAGTTGTTTCAGTTGTTGACTTTATTGGTGGGGTGTCATTCATGTCAGATTCTTTCAAAGGGACATCTTTTTCGATTGAAATCCAGATGACCCCGCAGATGACGAGCGCGAAGCACAATGGTTTCAATGCTGCCAGCAGAAGATCAACTTCCGGAGAGCGCCGCTTCCTATTTGGCTGCTTCTGCCTGTTTCGCTTGGCTTCGTTTTCTAAAACCATTTGACGATAGACGCGGTATTGCTCGACGGTCATTCCCATCATGAACGCGTCGTATTCTTCTTGCGTCATTTGAGTTAGGCCGGGAGATTCGTCAAATTCATCAACTGTTGGTTCAACGGGATAATCATGGATATCGCGTGAGGCGGATTCCGGCTCAACCTGCGTCGAGGTTTCTGATACCGCCTCATCAGGGGCAGGCTGCTTTGACTTAGAGGACACCGCCTTAATGACTTTCTTTACTTTGCGGTGCTGGTAGTGCGCTTGCTTTTCAAAGTAATTCGGGTCGGTATACAATCCCATGCACAAGACCTCCTAAAACCATTCCGCCGTGGTGAAATGAACCTCGGCGCGGTATATGATAAGTGAAACTATTTACATACGGAGGATACATAGATGAAAGACATCGACAGCGAAATCTTACAGGCGTTCCGCGATCTCAGCGATGAACAGAAACGTATCATTCTTGATTCTTTAGCGCCTGCAACTGTGCCAGCAGCATCTTCTTTTGATCGTCCGTAAGTGTGCGGACATATTCCATTAACTGAGATTCCATCGGGGAAAGGCCGACGTCCTTCGGGGCGGCGGCTTCTTTTTCTGCGCAGTCGTCCCCTATTAGATCGGCAACAGTCACGTGGAAATAGTTTGCCAATTTTTCCCGAGTAGTATCATTTGGCATTTTCCCTTTTTTCCATCCGGTCGCAGCAGCATTTGAAAGGCCGATTGCTTTGGCTACACCTGATGGGTTCAGACCGTTTTTAGTGCAGAGGGATACGAAATTTTTGTAAAAAGTAGTTAATTCCATAGGACGTTTTTGAACAGATCGACGAAGATAGAAAAGTTAACAATTTTGCCTTGACTTCTAACTATTCTAACCGTATAATTTGGACGTGGAGTTGAAAAAGGGAACATAAAACCAGACCCCGACGATTCATTCGTCCGTGTCAAGCTCTTATGTGGTTCGGCTATCTGCATAATAGCACGGTTAGTTAACTTATGCAACCCCAAATTTGACTGCGGCAGGAAAAGGAAGCCGCCCCGATGCGTGAGCATCAAGGCGGCTGCGGGGCAAAAATGTGCGAGTAGCTTCATCTTTTCTCCTGTTAGCTGACCTACTTTCGCCGGTTAGCTAAGGCGATGGCGGCAAGAGAACGAACGTCCTTGTCCTCGTGATGCATCAACTTGCCAGCAAGCGACGCGAGCTCGGACGAAGTATGTGCTGCGTTTCTCATGCGATCACCCCCTTTTATGGAGATAACCCCGCGAAAGCAGTATAGCAAACTTCCCTGCCGCAGTCAACAAAATTAACAGAATGAAAAGGGAGGAATGGCTTTGCTTGAAGCATGGACTGGCCGTGCAGTCGGAAAGATGCACACCAACCGCATTTCGTTTGAAGAAGTCGCGGCTGAGATGGGCGTGACAAGAGCCTATATCAGCATGATCTTGAACGGAAGGCGCAAGCCGCCCGATGCGCGAAAGCGAGTGGAGGGCGCAATCGACGCGATCATTGAACGGCGCGCCGAGGATAAGGAGGACGCATGAACGAGCTAATCAAGATCACTTACAACAATGACCGCCCTGCGGTCTCTGCGCGAGACCTGCACGGCTTTCTCGAAGTGAAGACGGCTTATAAAGACTGGTTCCCGAGAATGTGCGAGTACGGGTTCACCGAGGGCGAAGATTTCAACCCGCTCAAAATTGAGCGAGTTCAAAATGAGGGTGAGCGCATGGTCACCCGAACGGTTGACGACGCAGTGCTCACCATCGACATGGCGAAAGAGCTTTGCATGATCCAGCGCAATGAAAAGGGCAAGCAGGCCCGCCAGTATTTTCTTCAAATTGAAAAGGACTGGAACAGCCCGGAGAAAGTCATGGCTCGCGCGCTGCAAATCGCAGGGGACAAGCTCAAGCGGCTTGAAAACAAGGTCGAGGCCGACGTGCCAAAGGTGCTTTTTGCCGATGCGGTCAGCGCAAGCAAGACTTCGATCCTCGTCGGCGAGCTGGCGAAGCTGCTGAAACAAAACGGCGTTGACATCGGGCAGCACCGACTGTTCCGTTGGATGCGCGAAAACGGCTATCTGATTCGCCGGAACGGCACGGACTTCAATATGCCAACACAAAAATCAATGGACTTGGGGCTTTTCACCGTTAAGGAAACGGCAATCACCCATTCTGACGGTACGGTGACGGTGAGCAAGACCACGAAAGTCACCGGCAAAGGCCAGCAGTATTTCATCCAGAAGTTTCTTGGAGAGGAAGGAACACGCAAATGAGCATAAATGAGTTTGCCGGTAAAGTCGATTCCATAGGGTGTGATCTTTCTGGTGTGACCGACACACTGTCCCTCTGCATCGCAGGGGCAATTCAAGAAGGCGAACTCTCTGAGACCGGAGACTGCCGGTTTTACGGGGCACTGATTCAGATTGAAATGGCGTTACGGCGCGTGGAAGAGGAATTGTGCTGTGAAGCTCAAGCGGCATTGGACAGCAAGGAGGAACGCACATGACGGTGGAAGAAATGCTTGCATCGGACAAGCCGGTGCTGACACCGGCGGATATCGCGCCGGTACTCGGGCGGAAGCCCTATTCGATCAGCATTGCGGCGAAAGACCACCCCGAACAGCTCGGATTTCCGGTCAGCCGCATCGGAACGATCACGGTCATCCCGCGGCTTTCGTTCCTGAAATTTCTTGGATATGAGGTGGAGGCATGATCGACACGTTGTTTTTCGGCGGCATCGCCGCTGCGGTGATCGCGCTGAACGGCTGCGACTTTGCAACCTCCCTCGCCGTCATCGGCGCATGCGCGGTGTGCAAGGCGCTGTATGAGCTGCTGCCGTATATCGACAGGGGGTGCAGACGATGAGACGGCACGACAAGCGCACGAGAGAGCAGCGCAAGGCGGATGAGGCGATGCTTTTTGCCGGTATCTGCCTGCTGCTGGCGGCGGTGCTCATCGCGGTCTCGGCGATGATGTGATGTACCGCTGCGAATGGTGCGGGCTGACCTTTGACGAGCCCGACGTCTTGCGCAGGCGCGAGAACCTTGACGGTGAGCGCGGCGTGGAGACGCAAACGATACTATGCTGCCCCTTCTGCGGGGTGGAAGACATCGAGGTAAAAAAAGATGAAGATGCAGAAGATATCGACGCGCGGGATGAGCCGCGAGGAGTGGCTTAAAGAGCGCAAGAAGAGCCTCGGCGGCAGCGACATGGGCGCCGTGCTGGGGCTGAACAAATACCGCTCGCCCTATACGGTATGGGCGGAGAAGACCGGCAGGATCGGCGAAGAGCCGGAAAACGAGGCGATGCGAATCGGGAGAGACCTTGAGGGCTACGTCGCAACTCGATTCGAGATAAAAACAGGGTTGCGTGTCCGCAAGGTGAACTACATCCTGCGTAACGATGAGGCTCCGTGCCTACATGCGAACATTGACCGTATGGTGTTACCGGCTGGTTGGCACGCGGGCCTTGAATGCAAGACCGCGAATGCGCTGAACATGAAGCGCTATGCAGTTGGCGAATTCCCCGAGAGCTATTACGCGCAGTGCGTGACATATCTCGCCGTAACGGGCTGGGAACGCTGGTTCTTGGCGGCGCTGGTGCTGGGCAAGGGCTTTTATTGCTACCAGATCACGACCGTCCCCGATGACTATGTTCCCGGATGGTGCGAGAGCAGCGTGTATGTCAGCCCCGACGAGATTGCAGCGTTGAAACGCTGCGCCGCGGACTTCTGGCACGACTACGTGGAGGCTGACAGCCCGCCGCCGATGGACGGTGATGCGAGCACGACCGAGGCGCTTGAGACCATCTACGAGGGAGGCGGCGGTGAAGTTGAGCTGTTCGGGCGCGAGAGGCTTGTCGAGCAGTACCAGTACTTGATGAGCCGCAAGAAAGCCATCGAGAAGGGCGCGGACGCCATCAAGCAGCAGCTCATGAACGACCTTGGTGACAATGAGCGTGGATACTGCGGGCGCTTCACGGTCGACTGGAAGGGGCAGAGCCGCCAGACGTTCGACGCGAGGGCGTTTGCAAAGGATCACCCCGAAATGGATCTGAGCGGCTACTACAAAACGACAAATTTCCGCAAATTTGCGGTGAAGGAGGACAAAGAAAGATGAAGGAAGGATTGATTCAGAACGCGCAGGCGATGCAAAAAGCACCGCAGCAGAAGCAGGTATCCGTCATGGCGTTGTTGAACGATCTGCTTGACCGCGACGGCATGCGCAAGCGCTTTGACGAGTTGCTTGGCAAGCGCGCGCCGCAGTTTATTTCGTCCATCGTTTCGATGGTCAATGCAGACAAGAATTTGCAGCAAGCCTTTTATGAATCCCCGATGACGGTCATTCAGTCCGCGTTGAAAGCGGCGATGTTTGATCTCCCCATCGACCCGAGTTTGGGCTATGCCTTCATTGCGCCATTCAAGAACTACAAGAAGGATATTGGCGCAAAAAAGATGGAAGCGACATTCATTCTCGGCTGGAAAGGTATGCACCAGCTTGCACTTCGCACGGGTGCATATAAGACCATAAACGTCGTGGACGTGCGTGAGGGCGAATTGAAGAGTTACAACCGTCTGACCGAAGAGGTTGACATTGATTTCGTGGAGGACGAGGACGCGCGCGAGGCACTTCCTGTCATCGGATACGTCGGGTATTACCGTCTTATCAATGGGGCCGAAAAGACAGTTTACATGAGCGTCAAGGCCATCACCGCACATGAAAAGAAATTCCGAAAAGGTGAATATCAGGGCAAGGGCTGGCGCGATGATTGGGACGCTATGGCGCGCAAGACTGTCTACCGCGTTTTGATTGGAAAATGGGGTGTTATGTCCATCGACTACCAGACGCGCGGCGCGGGAAAACAACTCGCCGACGTGATCGCCGCAGATGCGCAGGAAGAGGAAACAATTGACGCCAACTACACCGTGGATGAGACGACCGGCGAGGTCAAGGACGAGCTGCCCGCTCCCGCTGACGCCCTCGGTACGCCGGACGACGGAAAGACCGGCACCCCCAAGCAGGTGAGCATGAATGATCTGTAAGGTCAAGGTCATTTCGACCGGCTCCAAGGGGAACGCCGTACTGCTGAATGATGAAATACTCATTGACTGCGGCGTTCCCTTTCGGGAACTCGAACCATACTGCAAGGGATTGAGGCTCGTCCTGCTGACGCATGTTCACGGCGACCACTTCAACCCCGAGACCATCAAGCGCCTGCACTTCCTGCGCCCTGCGCTGCGCTGGTGCGTCCCTCCGTGGCTCATGGAACCGATGGGACGCATCGGCGTGGACCGCCGCGTGACCGACGAGGGCATGGCAGGCCATGTGCTGTTCTACTCCTGTTCCCTTCTCTACCCCGTCTGTGTGTCCTACAATTCCATTCCTCACGATGTTCCGAATTGTGCGTGGCATATCGAATTTGCAAACGGCGAGCGCGTGTTCTATGCGACGGACTGCGCCTCGCTGGACGGCATTGTGGCGCAGGACTACGACCTTTATCTGATCGAAGCCAATTACGGCGAAGAGGAGATACAGGAGCGCATGAAGCGCAAGCTGGAGGCTGGAGAATTCAGCTATGAGAGCCGCGCGATGGAGAGCCATCTATCCCGCGAGCAGGCGCGCGCATGGCTCGCCCAAAACGCCGCCATCGGCAAGAGCCATGTGCTCTATCTGCACCAACACCAAAGCGAGGAGGAATTGAAATGAGCATGAATCGAATCTGCCTGATGGGACGCATCGGGCGGGATTTGGAGCTGAAAAAGACGAACAGCGGCGTATCCGTTGTGTCGTTCCCTCTTGCCGTTGATCGCAACGGCAAAGAGGGCGGCACGGACTGGATCGACGTTGTCGCATGGCGCGGCACGGCAGAAGTACTCTGCAACTACGCCGATAAGGGGCGCATGATCGGCGTCGAGGGGCGCTTGCAGATGCGCGACTGGACGGACAAGAACGGCAACAAGCGCAGGAGCTACGAGGTGCAGGCTGACAGCGTGTATTTCGCAGACAACAGGCGCCCGGAGGGTAACGATACTGCCGCACCGCAATACGCCGCAGAGAGCACCGCAGGCGGCTTTGCAGAGGTCAGCGAGGACGACGGCGAGCTGCCGTTTTAAGGCGGTGGCGGTATGGGAGCTGCATCTACAAGGTGCTATGTAAAGGCATATTACGACTGGATCGAGCAAACAGCAGCACTGGAAGATGACGAAAAAGGCCGTCTGTTTGTTGCGATTTTAGAATATGCCAGGTCGGGTGAAATTCCAGACAACCTCGGGAGAGAATCCCTTTTATTTCCGGTATTTAAGTCGGTCGTTGACCGTGACGCTCAAAAATCTGATGCGCTGGCTCAGAATGGAGCGGCTGGCGGCAGAGCACCAAAAGCAAATGCAAGCAAATGTAAGCAAACGCAAGCAAATGCAAGCAAATGTAAGCCTACTAATAACATAAGACATAAGACAGAAGACGAAGAACATAAGACAGAAAACGATATACCCTCTAAATCCCCCTCTACGAGGGACGCATTCGAGCGTTTTTGGTCAGTTTACCCGCGAAAAATCGGGAAACAGTCTGCTAAGAGAGCTTTCGAGCGGGTCAAAGTCCCACTCGAAACACTTGTGACCGCAGTGGAGCGGCAGAAGTGCAGCGACCAATGGACGCAGAACAACGGGCAGTTTATTCCACACCCCGCTACATGGCTGAATCAAGGCCGGTGGGACGATGAGCTACCCGAGAGCGGCAGAGGGTATCACTACGACTACGGCAACACGGAGGGAAGCCTATGAACGTTGACGCATTGATCGACAGCATCGCGAAAAAGGCCGAGCCTGTTCGTGATCTGGTCGATTACGAGAAAGACGGGCTGCTGTACTGCGGCCATTGCAACACGCCGAAGCAGTGCCGCATCCCCATCGGCGGGAATGTCCGCCTTGTCGGGTGCCAGTGTGCTTGCGCGGCGCGAGAGTACGAGGCCGAGAAAAAAGCTCGCGCTGACCGTGAGAAGCGACTACGCATCGAAACGCTGCGTGCTGACGGAATCCGCGACAAGAGCCTGACGGCGTGCCGGTTCGACAAGGCGACGATGAGTGACGAGATCGTCAAATGCAAACGCTATGCCGACGCATGGGACGATATGCGGCGCGAGAACAATGGGCTTCTGCTGTGGGGCAACACCGGCAACGGGAAGACCTTCGCGGCGGCGTGTATCGCCAACGAGCTGATTGACCGCGGGATCCCGGCGATGATTACGAGCTTCCCGCGAATCCTCAACGCGGGATACGACAAGAAAGAAATCGTCGAGCAGGTGCACTATTACCCGCTGATGGTGATCGATGATCTCGGCGCAGAGCGCAGCAGTGAGTACGCAATGGAGACGGTTTACACGGTCATTGACGAGCGATACAAGGCCAAGAAGCCGCTGATCGTCACCACAAACCTGACGCTTGACGAGCTGTGCAGGCCGAAAGACATGGCCTATCAGCGCATCTATGACCGCATCCTCGAGATGTGCACGCCACTGGTATTCAAGGGCGATAGCATGAGACGCGACAAGGCAAATCAGCGCATGAGGCACGTCAAATCGGTGTTGGCAGGCGGTGCGCCGTGAGCGGGTATCGCGGGGGCATTTTCAAGTGCCCGTTTTACTCGCGGGACTACCGCGACTATCTCAACTGCGAGGGCGCACAAGTCAAGCTACCAAAAGAAGAGCTGGACGAATATACGCGGCGCTACTGCGCCAACGAAGAATGGCGGCGCTGCCCGATCGCTCGGGCGCTGACGCTGCACTACGAAAGGACGGAGAACCGATGAGCGAAAGAAACAGAGACAAGGTAAAACGGCTTGAGCACGAGCTCGGAAGATATCAGAAAAAAGTCGGCGAGCTGATGAAAGCAAATGCGAAGCTGCGCGAGGATATGAAGGGACTGAACCAGCTGCGCATGGCGTTCGATGCTTGGATTATCCAGATCGCGCTTTCCTACGGCGAGGCAGTGAAGGACCCCGACACGGGAGAAGATATCCCACGCATGAAGGCGCTCCACCTCGAAAGACCGAAGGTGAACCCGCTGCTTGGGCAATACGAGATTCACCAGCGCGTCGATGAGAAGAACGTGATGCATATTGCGGTCGGTCTGCGGGACGACCCCGCGGACAGCAAGGCGGAGGTAAACGATGGCTCTGACATCGGCTGACCTCGCGAGGCTCGGGCCGCAGGCGCAGAAGCAGGTGCTTGACAAGCTGGCAGGCGCGCAGAAGCCGAAAAAAAGCAAATACGGAAACCGCAAGGTCGTGTGCGACGGAATCAAGTTTGATTCCGAGCGTGAGGCGGAGCGGTTCGGCGAGCTGAAAGTGCTGCGAGCGATGGGCAAGATTCGCGATTTGCGGTTGCAAGTCAATTTCACACTCGTTGAGGGATACACGACCATCGAGGGCGAGAGAATCAAGCCGATGGTCTACCGCGCGGATTTTATTTACGAGCGGGCGACCGAGCCGGACTGCAACGGCACGGTGCATTGGCTGCGCGAGGTCGAGGACGCAAAGGGCGTGAAAACGAAAGACTATCTGCTGAAAAAGAAACTGATGCAGGACAAGTACGGCATCACGATCCGCGAGGTGTGAGATGAGCTTTGAGCACTGCCACAGCCTGCAACGCCTTTGATGGCAAGCGCCCTATGGGAAAGCCCATGAGCTTTTGGACGGAGCAGGATGTGCTTCGGTTTATCGTAGACCGAAAGTTGCCTATCGCCAGCGTATACGGTGACATCGTGGCGAGCGACGGCGAGAATGACTACGCGGAAACGCTGATTGACTGCAAACTGCACTGCACGGGCTGCCAACGCACGGGATGTATGTTCTGCGCGTTCGGCGTGCATCTCGAAAAGGAAGAAAACCGATTCGAGCGCATGAAGCACACGCACCCGAAACATTATGAATTCTGCATCGGCGGCGGGAAGTTTGACCCCGCGGATGGGCTATGGAAACCCAGTGAAAAGGGGCTTGGCTACGGCCGGGTTCTGGATTACATCGGCGTGAGGTATTGACCATGTATATTGGGAACCATTTAGCTGGAAGCCTGCCGCATTTCAGGGCAGCACCGGAATTATGAGCGTTACCACGAAAGAGACGACTGCGCACGGGCGCGTCGTCTACATCAACGAGGCGCACCGCTACTTTACGGCGGATGCGGATATCAACGGGAAGAATCTCAGAGAGAGTTTTAAATTTTAACAAAAATCAGGAGGAATTTCATCATGAACAACAATCAGGACTACATCGTTCGCTGCGACCGCGCAGGCGTATTTTTCGGCAAGATCAAGGAGAGAAACGGCTCCGAGGTCACCATGACGGAGGTGCGAAAGCTGTGGAGCTGGGACGGCGCGTGTGCCGTGGAGCAGTTGGCGCAGGATGGCACAAAAACACCGGGCAACTGCCGTTTTACCGTGACGGTCCCGGAGATGACCGTGTTTGGTGCGATCCAGATCATCCCGTGCACAGACACGGCATCTGCGTCTCTTCGAGGTGTAAAGGAGTGGAAGAGATGACGCTTGACGAGAAGATCAAAGCATTTCTGACTGTGAGCTACGGCGACGGCTCCGGCTCCGGCGACGGCTACGGCTACGGCCCCGGCTACGGCTACGGCTCCGGCTACGGCGACGGCTACGGCTACGGCTCCGGCTACGGCGACGGCTACGGCGACGGCTACGGCGACGGCTACGGCGACGGCTACGGCTACGGCTCCGGCGACGGCGACGGCTACGGCTCCGGCTCCGGCTACGGAATTAAAAGCTTCAACCGGAAAACGGTTTATCGAATTGACGGCGTAAACACGCTGATTCGTTCCGTGCGCGGAAACACTGCGCACGGGGCAATTTTGAACGGCGATTTGACGCTCACACCGTGTTATATCGTCAAGCAGGACAACATTTTTGCACACGGCGAAACGCTGCGCGAAGCAATGGAAGCGCTGCGAGACAAGCTTTTCGAGGATATGCCGGAAGATGAGCGCATTGATGCGTTCCTGCGCGAAACAGACCGAGAGAAAGTATATCCGACACTGTATTTTTACGACTGGCATCATCGCTTGACCGGTTCGTGCGACATGGGGCGAAAGCAGTTTGCCCGTGACCACGGTGTTGACCTTGAGCACGGCATGATGACGCTGATGGAGTTTTTGGAGCTGACAAAAGACGCTTACGGAGGCGATGTGATTCGAAAAGTGATTAGTAAGATGCAGGAGGTGGAGTGATGGAACGACTAACATACCGTGTCTGGCGTGCTATGCGTAAGAGATGCGCCCTTAAGACTGATACGCATTATAAGCGATACGGGGGCCGAGGTATCTCGGTATGCGAAGATTGGCAAAGTTTTTTAGCGTTTAAAAAGTGGGCAGATGAGAACGGGTATAAAGAAGGCCTTACCATTGACAGGGTAGATAATAATGGGGATTATTGCCCAGAAAATTGTCGTTGGGTTGACAGAAAAACTCAGGCAAACAATTTGGAAGTGACTGTGAAAATTAAAGTAATAGATA